GTACGTGTGAGGCAGATCGAGATTTGGCTGATCTTAAAAATGAACTAGATGGATTGGCGAAGGACATAGGTCTTGATGATGAGGAGGATGAAGAACAAGTCTCTTTCGAAGAGACGTTTGAGTTTATTTCTTCACAATTTGAAGCTATGGGTACCAGAACTAATGATTTCCTCGGTAACCTTCCAAATTGCTTTTTTACGAACTCTTTTGTGCGCTATTGCTACCTCGCAATTAGCGTACGTGAATTTATTGCATACGAAAGAACTATACGTTGGGCGACTTGTGTGTCTCTCATTGTTTTTTGGTGTGCTACTCTTGCTTCTCCTTATTTCTACGAAAATACGTCCGTTTTTGTGTGTGAGCTATTTTCACACATAATGTTCTATGTAGCAATGTTGGCTAAATGGAGAAATGATAAATTTGAACAACTCTCTCGCCGGCGTGATATAACACAAAGCATATTCGCTTCAATTCGTCAGAGTAAAATGGTTCAATTCTTTTCCGTATGCGTATTGGCAAAGGTACTTTATAATTTTACCAATTTATTTCGTGCCGCCGCCGCCGTGCATCAGTCCGCACTTGCTCCGGATAATGTGAAGGAGATAGAGAAGCGTGATAGGGAGGATAACCCGTGGGCTCAAGCTGTAGTAGCTGAGCTCCATGTGAGTGACCGTGCTGCTACTATGACTCACGAACAGGTTGTAGCTAAGGTGTCGCAAAACCTTTTACATGGAACTTTTGTTGAGAACGATTTTCAGCAAACATGTGATGCTCTCGCTTTAGGAGGTAATGTGTTTTTACTTCCCTATCATTTATTTAAGAACAGGAAAGACATGAAGGCATTAATGACGCGCAAGGATCCGTCCCTGCTTAATTCTACCTTTCGTGCAGTAGTTAGTACTGAACACATGATTCCCATCAAGGGAAAGGATTTGTGTATAGTTTACATTGCTCAGGTGGAGTTTTTGCTGATATTAAACATTTATTTCCTGATACTATCACTGCCAGTGGTTCTGCTACTTTTCTGTATAAGGAGAAATCTGGTGAGATGAAACAAAGCCCTATTCGTCTTACTTATACGCAGAACTCTGAGTCTGGGGGTCCTGGTTTTACTTATGATCTCCCTTATAATACTTTTACTGGTTTGTGTATGGGCACAGCAGTGGCAAAATTTGCCCGCCACTGTATTGCTTGTGTTCATTTACGTGGGATTCCCGACTCTCCAAAAGGGAAAGGATTAACAGTCACACGTAAAGAACTTGAGGATACTATTGCCATAGCTAATCGTTCGTGGAAAGGTGCGTTTTCATCCACAGTAAATGGAAACTTTCCACTTGAGAGGTATGAAAGACAAGTTTTGGCATCTCAAGATATTCATCCAAATTCCCCGGTTAATTATCTTCCTTTGGGAAGTAATATTGAATACATTGGACAGGGAGGATCTCGCGTAACTCATACCAAGAGTAAAGTACGAACCACCCCCATTTCTGATGTAGTAGCCGAGGTTACTGGAGTTGAACGTGAGCATGGTGCCCCTAAGTTCCATCGCACTAGGATGTGGCAGGCTTCTCTTGCACATTCAGCTAATCCGAGTGCTGGAATAGAAGGGTCTCTCTTGGTAAAAGCATATCTAGACTATGTTGAACATATGGTTACTAAATTCTCCGAACCAGATTTTAAGGATTTTGTGAGAAGGGAATTAATGCCATTAACCGAGATGGAGACTTTATGTGGCAAAGATGGAAGGCGATTTATCGATGCTATGAAAAAGGGCACCTCTAAAGGATTTCCACTTTCGGGGCCAAAGCGAGATATGATCGAGCTTTTGGATCCACTGGATTTCCCTGAATTTCAATGTCCCGCAAAGGCTGATCCTATGATTACTTCAGAAATGGAGAAAATGGAGGGTCTTTTGGCCGATGGTGAACGTTGTTATTCAATTTTTAAGGCTTGTGTGAAAGATGAACCCACCAAATTATCTAAGGATAAGGTGAGAGTTTTTCAGGCTGCCGATTGGGCTACGCAAATGCTCGTAAGGAAATATTTCTTGCCATTGGCAAGAATTTTATCCTTGTTTCCCTTAGATTCTGAGTGTGCTGTAGGCGTAAATGCTCAGGGTCCTGAATGGGATCAATTGGCAAAGCATATGTGTAAGTTTGGTAATGATCGTATTTTAGCAGGAGATTATAGCAAATACGATTTGCGAATGCCCGCGCAGTTAATCAATGCCGCTTTTGCAGTGTTGATTGAAATTGCCGAACGATGTGGAAGATATTCTCAGCGTGATCTTAAAATTATGCGGGGAATTGCCACTGAAATAGCGTATTCTTGTGTAGCGTATAATGGTGATTTGATCATCCATAGGGGTTCCAACCCTTCTGGTCAGAATTTAACTGTTTATATTACCTCTATTGTTAATTCGTTGCAATTAAGGTGTGCTTACTTTCATTTGTGGCCTTCTACCTCAAAACCCCTTCCTTTTCGTGAAGTCGCTGCCATGATGACGTATGGCGACGACGTGAAAGGATCGGTCCGTAAAGGCTATGATTGGTTTAACCACATTTCTTATGCTCAGTTCTTAAAAGAGCGAGATATGGTTTTTACTATGCCTGATAAAGAATCTACTCCCACACAGTATATGAATGATCATGAAGCTGATTTTTTGAAGCGTCATAATATTTTTAATAAAGATACAAATATGCTCCATGGCGCATTGGATGAGTCATCTATTTTTAAATCTTTACATACTGTGTTGGAATCTAAAGTGGTTTCTTTGGAGGACCAAAGCATCTCCAATATTGACGGAGCGTTGCGCGAGTGGTGGCAACACGGACGTGACGTTTATGAAATGCGCCGTCAGCAAATGAAGGAAGTCGCTTTCCGATGTGGACTTACTGATTCTTGTCAAATGTTGAACGAGTCTTATGAAGATCGACTCGCTTATTTTCGTCATAAGTATTTAGAGAGTGATGAAGATGAGCCAATAGAAGAATCTACATTTGTAACGACAGTTGGAGATGAGTGGGAAGTGGAGGATGAATTTGAAATGCAATGTGGCATTGCCCCCTCACTTGAAGAAGTGGAGGTTTATAATTATCACTATCCTTCAGAAATCAATCATTGTCGGGGAGATATGTTCGATCCGTTTTACGCGTGGGAACATGTTCTTGGCAATTTGACGGGCAAGCTTTATTTTTACATCCTACTCTGGGGTTTGCTCATGCTTGATAAGATCGAATTTAAGTGGGGAATTCCTACCAAAGGATGGATCTATTTCTTTATTATGCTTGATTTAAGGTGGTGGCAAATGTGTATGTTTCTTATTCATTTGTGTGTTATTACGTATTGGCCCAAGTGGACAATTCAATTGTTTGAGTTGTTCCTCAGGTGGCTATTTTACTAATAACAAGGGTCCTGGGAGGACCTAAAACTCAGCCGACCCCGGAACTATTCGTGGTATAAGTTTAAAATAGTTCTGTGTATATGGACGACTGCATATATTTTGTTTTACATATTTTTACAAAAGTATGAACAGCTTTGCACTTGTAGACACCTTTCCCTAAAGGTACCCGTGTTTACGGGAGGTTTCGTCGGCCCTGTAAATATTGTTGCAATCTGAGCACTGAGCGGTGCACATTTATGTATATATCTAAAATAGCTCTCTGTAAATAATAAAAATATAAATACGCAAACTAGCACAAGTGCGGATGGTGCTGGTTTCGTTGTAAATAAATTAAGTAAAGAATCTGCACACGAAACTGTGACGTTTATTGATGGTGATACCCCATGGTCCTATGACATTGTAAATACAAGGGATCCATCTTATGCGTTAAGTGGTTTTTCTGATGCCGAGCTTAGCAATTTTTTGTCTAGGCCTGTTAAAATTCAGGAGTACCAGTGGACACCAGGGGGTTCACGTTTGTTTCAAACTTTTAATCCTTGGACTGATTTCTTCTCTAATGCTGATGTTCTTCAAAAAGTAAATAGATTTAGAAATCTGCGCTGTAATCTTAAAATTAAAGTACTGGTAAACGGTAATTCATTTTATTACGGAAGGGCGCTTCTTTCTTATAACCCTTTCCTATTAGATGATAACGTTACGAAAAACCGTGCTTTTTTCGAACAAGATTTAGTGCAAGCTTCCCAAAAACCACATATTTTGCTAGATCCTACAGCATCACAAGGTGGTGAATTAACACTACCATACATTTGGCCTGAGAATTGGCTAGATGTTACTAGTGCGAATTGGGAGGATAATATGGGATTGTGTACAATACATGACTTTGATATTTTACGTCATGCTAACGGGGGTACTGATCCCATTTCTGTGGTTGTTTTTGCTTGGGCAGAAGATTTGTGTTTGTCTGTTCCTACGACAGCCCAGGCGCAAACAGGTGATACTAATCGCCCATTAGATGAATTTGGTTTTCCAGTCCCTTATACGGAACAATCAAAGCAACAGAAAGGTAAGAAGAAGTCTAAATCTTTCAATAATCAATCTAATAACGATGAGTTTCAGAATAACGGTTTGATAAGTAAGCCTGCATCCACTATAGCCAAGGTAGCTAATGCCTTGTCTATGATCCCCGTTTTGACCCCTTATGCGAAAGCAACATCTATGGTAGCTGGCAAAATAGGACAAGTAGCCAAAATATTTGGCTATTCTCGTCCACAAGTTTTGCATGATACTCTAAGTTACACACCAAGATATATGGGAAATTTATGTAACACTGATGCTCCAGAACCCCTCGTGAAATTATCTGTTGATTCTAAGAATGAGTTGACTATCGATTCTCGCGTTATGGGTTTGGGAGGACATGATGAATTAACAATAAGTTCTATTGCACAACGGCCATCATATTGGAGGCAGTTTGATTGGCCTGAGACAGCTGTAACTGACACGTTGTTGACTTCTATGCGGGTTATGCCGTCGTATTATCAAATATTATCGGCTGCCCCAGTTATAGAAATTCACCCTACTGCTATTGCTTTCGCCGCAACGCCCTTCCAGTTTTGGCAGGGTTCCATTAAATTTCGTTTCAATGTAATAGCTTCAGAATACCACAGAGGAAGGTTGCGAGTTGTTTACAACCCGTCAACTCTTCCAGTGGGAGCTATACCATTTAATCAGACCTATTCTTCTATTATTGACATTTCAGAAGATAGGGATTTTGAATACGAAGTAAAATGGGCAGATGTTAGAGCTTGGGCACGTACTGTGGGAATTCAGAGTATGAATGGATTTACGTTATTTGATGATGTGAATCCTGTTACAGGAGGAACAGCATTAGACAATGGAACTTTATCTGTCTATGTTGTGAATGAACTAGCTACACCCTCTTTAACTGCGGCTGACGTTAAAGTTCAAGTGTGGGTAAGTGCTGGGGATGACTTTGCTGTCGCTGCACCAGCTATGAGTGAACTTAATGATCTGTCTGTTTATCAGCAACAAGCAGAAACAGCTCCAGATGCTATGGTAACGACAACAGATACCTCCAATATTCCTACCTCACCAGAAAATGTCTATTCATTTGGGAATGCAGTACAGGAAGATAACCAGTATTTAGTTTATCAAGGTGAGCGTGTAGTATCGTTTCGTGACCTGCTTAGGAGATACCAATATCATTATTCGTATTTTCCTCCAGAGTATGGAACAACTACAGAACGCCGTATGGTTAACTTCAGACTAACTGATTTTCCATTTTATCGTGGTTGGGACCCAAATGGACCTGACTTAGGTGTTGACTCCATTTTAGCTACCTCACCTTTTACGTTTTCTGGTATGACTTTAATTAACTATTTAACTCCCGCATTTGCACTTCGCAGAGGAGCACTCCGGCATAAAGTGTTATATACTTCTTTTACTGACACGTCGAAGTATTCAATGAATGTTTCTCGTTTTGAAGCTGGTAACGCGACAAATAGTGTTTCGGTTAATTCTATGAACAGTACTAATGCAGGTAGTAGGAGAAGTGCTATGACAAATACTCTCCGTAATACTCTTGCAGGTTCACATGTCACGCCTGTTAATAATAATCCTTGTTTGGAATACGAAACTCCATTCTATTCTTTGGGACAGAGGTTTGTACCAGCTAGGGATTTGGACAGGTATGCTGGCTTGGATAATGGACATGAAATTTCTATAGAAGTCGCACCAAACACTGACGAACGGGATATGCGAATAGACAAGTATGTTTCCATAGCCGAAGATTTCCAGTTAGGACTTTTTACTGGATCTCCAATTTGGTATGTCTATACCAACCCCGTTGCTGCTTAAGAGTAGTCAGTATTCTTCTACGTTGGACGTTCTTATTTGTGGATTCAAATAAGAGTATTAATAGTCAGAATAAAACTTAGAAGCAATTTGATCATAGTCAATGTAGAGGATGTAATTCTATTAAATCTACTTATAGCAGTTTATTAAAGTCATAAAAACTTGGGC